TTTTTCTCTCTCAAAACGATCATGGTGTTTCGCCAATCATGCGTTTGATGTTGAACAGGTCTTTGTATGCCGGGTATTTCTCCCTCCAGTGACGGGCGTAAAAAGCAATGAAGTCGTTGCTTATCTTAAATTCATTGCCTGTGGTCATGATGGATGTCTCCCAACGGATACGATTGATAATGAGCCAATGGCTAATCTTCTTTCGGTTCATCTTGACGGCTTGAAAGGCAAATTGCTCAAACATCTTCCAGACCATTGGGTTGGCTGTGTGCCATTCCAGCCATGCTTGCTTTTTGGCAAGAAAGTCTTGATGCAGGGCTGACTGCAATTGTTCGTAATTTTCTTGTCGTGTCATGTGTTTCCCCTTGCTCGGATGGCGGCGGTAAGAGAAAAAGCCATAGCCTTCATGGCGTTTGCCGCTTCTCCGTCAAAGTCTTCTTCTTGCCTGTCAAACTCCTTAAAAGGAGCTTCCATCACAAGGTCATAAATGGCTTTGCGCTCATCAGCACGGACAAGGGCTTCAAAGGCTTTGAGCCTTGACATATGCCAATAGTGAATTGCGCCAGCCTCACGGGCCATGTCTATCGTGTCTCTCATGTGTTCTCCTTGTAGGCTTGATGAGCCAATTCAGCCGTTGGAAACAAACCAAGATAAATTTGTTTGCCGTTCTTGTGGATGTGTGCAGCGTATTTGTTCCGGCGCTTCACAACACCCAAAAGTCCAGTCTTGTTTTTTGTGGTTGCCGTTTTTCTGTTTTGCAAATTTATGCTGTGCGGAACATCTCGTAAATTTTCAAGTTTGTTGTTTGATGGGTTCCCGTCAATGTGGTCAATATCACCTACAGGCCAAGACCCATGATGCAATAGCCAAGCAACACGATGAACCAAGTATTGTTTGCCGCAAAACTTGAGCTTTCGGTAGCCGTCTTGCCGTAAATTTCCAGCTTCAGTTTCGTTGGCTGTTGAGCGTCTTGGGTGTTTAATCCACCAAACTTTTCCATCTTGTGGCGTGTACATCAAGTGTTCCAAAATCATTTTTTCAATGGTCATAACAAAACTCCTTGTGTTTCATTATACGCCGTTCTTATCCTTGAGTTTGTCTTCGGCCCAACGCGCACCAGCCAAAAAAGCATGGTCGCCAGCGCGAATATCCGGCATGTCTTTCCAATCCAGCCCAACCCAAGGCCGCTGTGCTGCGGGTGGGGTGGTGTAGAGAGGTGAGCGCTTGCCGCCGGGGTCATCCCACACCAAGTTGTCGCCGCCTTTGTGGTGCTCGATGTACGCCACAGGCTCCTGCACAGGTGCTGCGGTTGCTGCCTTATAAAATTCCACAAAAGGAATCGGTTTAGCCATCAGCCTCTCGCCATCCCACCAGACTTTTGACACCTGAGTGCCATCAGCGGGCTCATAGTCCAGCCCCAACTCTCTGGCGTTCTCTGCCTTCTTGTCGAGGGCACGGGCTTGCTTGATTGCCTTGATAGCTGGTTCAGCTTTAACAGCTACGCATCGCCATGAAATGCCTGTATGCGGCCCTTGATTGTTAGCGCCCTCGTAGATGTATTCCAACGCCTCCAGCGCCAAGTCGAGTGCTTCGTCTTTGGTCATGGTTTCTCCTTGATAGCGTAGTCGTGAAATATCGCACCCCTGCCGGCGTCACCCACCTTGCAGGACTTGACCCAAACATTTTTTCCGCTTGCAAGCCTCCGAAAATGACCACGGCGGTCATGCAAGCGAGGGGATGCGTGTGTGCCCCCCTTGCCCTCTGATCGAGGCTTGGCTGGCTCAATCCAGACCGTTGTCCAGTCGTAGGTTGGCAATTTCCCTTGCTGAATCTTGCGGCGGTTGGTGAACGTGTCGCGCACTGATGGGATGTATGCCTCCATACGACGATCCATTCCGCTATACCAAGCTCCAAGCTGCGCCAGCATTAATTCAGCAAGTTCTTTGTCTACAGGCTCATCTTCGTTTACAGAACCATAACGAATCTCGTCACCTTCAATGAAGTAAAACATTGCAGGAATAGGGCGCAAGCGTGTTCCAGAGGGGCCTTTCCACATGGACACAGAAATACCCTCATCTGGGTCTTCTCCCGCCACCAGCATCAAAACCTCGTAGCTTGGGTGGTGACTTGTCTTTCCCTGCCACGCAACAAAACATTTACCGAAAGGCGGTCTATGCGTCATCACCGGATCAAGATTGGCTTTTTGCTTATCCCCAACTGCACCAGTCATGTCAAACCATTTCATGTCAACAATATCGACTCCAGCGTCAGCCATCAGCTTCATGGACGAACGAACAAGTTGTGTGGTCATAAACAACTCCTCAATGTCATCAGGCCAAGCATCAGGACAATGAATCCCACCACAGCCCACACCAATTGCCCATCAGCAGGAGTTGGCTTTTCTTCTTCCAATTGCTTGCGTATTGGGCAATCTCTGCCTTGGTGACAGTTACCGTATTCATCACAGCAGTTCATTTGATAATCCTAAGAAAAGCGCCACAACGAGCGCATCGGTACAAGGGCATGTCGTTTAACGGCTCCCATAGATGCTTGCATTCGCTCATCATGTCCCCCTTGTTCCCCAATCGGGCATTGATTCTTTGGCTGCAAGTGCTTCAAGCTGGACGTAAAGATTGTCCAATCCGGGGTCGCCAAAGCTGCGGCTGCAATAATGCGACCAGAACCAAGTCGCTTCTTCCCAATGGCAGTCTTTGAACAGCCTATCCCGAACAAATGCGCCGGGGCTGTTAGGCATATACAACTTCAAAGGATTGTCAATTTCGGCTTGCATAGCCGTTGCAATTGCTGCGTAGTTCATGTCAACTCCAAGGCTCTGCAAGGCTTAATAAATTCAGCAACATGAAGTAAATCTTCAACAGTTGCATCCCTCCAAGTTGGCAAAGACGTTGTATAGCCCATACCACTTACTTCATAAAGACGCACTTGAAGCACAAGCACATGAGTGCCTTGTTTTGCTTCTACAGCTTTAAATCTGATTTCTTCAATCATGTTTTTGTCCTATCTTGTTTAGTGTCCACTCAAGCAGTTCTTGCTGAGTGATGTCATAGTAGTCAACAAAGCCTTTACTGCCTAGCCCGTGAAAACCCTTATTGCCACGGTGATGGTCTACGCATAACGGAATAAGTGTCTTGTAGTCACCTTTTCCCCAGCCGCCAGCACGGAGGTGGTGTAGCTCTACAGGACCGGGTTCGTGATCGCCATGCAAGTGATGACATAACGCACAGCCAAGGCTTGCAACTGCTTGCTTATGCTTTTTCTCTTGCAATTTCATCTTGCACTTTCTTCCACCAAGCTTTGAATTCGACAGGGTTGTACCAACTGTTCTTGCCAGCGCTGTTTGATTTGTGAATTACCAATGGCTTTGGAGAGTCTTTGCGCACCATCCTAGCCTTGACATTGACTTCAGGAACGCCAAGCATTTCGCATATCTCATGGAAATTACGCAACGGCGGCTTTCTTCCACCTTTGGCGATTCTTTGGTGAAAGTCACCGATTGTTTCTGTGAATTTCATCAATGTTCACCCCGTTTGTGTTTGCCCAATACATCAGCCACTCGGTAAAGCTGATGGCTTGTTCTTTGGTGAAGCGTCTGCTTTGATGGCCTAGCTGCACGACTCGTTCGCCATCAATGCTTGGCATGATCTTGCTGATGGACTTCATCTCGCCGCTTTCGTGTGCCCACTGGTCAATCAGAAATCGTTTCCACGACTCTTGCGTCCAGCGGCTACCGTGCAGCATGGCTTGCTTGGCGATTTGACCAATGATGGAGTGGTAAAGCTTTTCCTGATCCCGGCTTTTCATGTCAGGCGTCATAGCACCCCAATCATTCGCAAAGCGTCTTCAGGGCCATCAATGCGGTGCAAGCTACCACCAATCCAATTCCCGAAAAAGTCTTGCTGTAGCCTCGTCAAAGTCTTTTTGGGGCCATCCTTGATTTCAACCAAGTATGTCTGGCCGTTGTAGCCGACCAGCAGGTCAACAGGTAGGCCAATGACCCACACATAAGCGCCAGCGGCTCTAAGTGATGACACCACTTGTGTCTGGTTTGCGTCAACTCGGGCGGCATATCGCATCTTGTTCCTTTATTTTGTAGTCTTTAAAAACTGCGCCTTTGCTTGCATCACCTTTCCAGCATTCCTTGACCCAACCACGTTTCCCAGACTTGTATGTTCTCCAATGACCACGCACTTGATGTCTTCTCGGAGTTGCGTGTGTCCCGCCTTGTGGCTCGTTCTTTGGCTTAGATGGTTCAATTACAACTGTATGCCAGTCGTATAGTGGCTTTAATCCACGTTTGGCTCGACTTGCGTTAGCTTTGTGGGGTGTTGGCACATACGCTTGCACTTTCATGTCAAGCGATGCGTAAAACATGGTCACAATCGCGCACATCATTGAACAATCTTGCGGGTCTATTGGCCCATCAACTTCGCCAACTTTAGGTTCTCCTTCATGTTCAGCAAACAAAAAAGAACCAAGGGCTTTATATCCAGTTGGTTTCATAATCCAACCCGTAACAATTGTGGCTTCTTTTTCTGCAAGAACTGACAACATGAAATCACCTTGCTCTGTGCGACCACATAACATCATGTTTTTGTAAGGTGCTGGATGCAACAAATAATCACGTTGGTCATAGCCAATATATTCTTTAATTGCACCAGTCACATCAAACCATTGCATTTGCGTAGGGTCAAGATCAGCAACTGAAACCATCTTGACCATTTCTTTTATTAAAGGAGTCATAACGGAGCCTCGCCAGCTTCTTCACGTTGTTGCTTGGCATACGCTTTGATCTGCTTTTGCGTCCAAGGTGTTGGTCCTGATGGTGGTGGCCAAGGCCAATAAGGATCATTAGTTTTTTTCTGCATGAGAAAACAATTCCTTTCTTTTGTTTGTTACAGCGTCAATTGCTTCTTGAAGCGTATCGTATTTGCCAATTTTTATACGCACATAGTTGTGACATATTTCAGCTACATACCGTTTGCCTTTCATATAAACACCGCGATGACCTGTTTTATTTCTAACATTTATTTTTCTGTTTTCACAATTTTGTTTGTTTGTGACTAATCGCAAATTAGAAAAAGAATTGTTAGTTTTGTTTAAATCAATGTGATCTATTTGAAAATTGCCGGGATCATCTCCAGTGACATATTTCCAAGCAAGCCTTTGCGCCATGTAAAGATTTTTTCCAACTTTGATTTGCAAATAACCTTTGCTTTCAATGGAACCAATTTGTCGCCAAGGCTTGTGGTTTCTTGCTGCAAATCTAGCTAAAAACAAACCACTTTCTTTGTCATACCAAAGCACTTTTTTTATTTCTTCTACTGTAGGTGTTAAATTAGACCTGCTCATTCCAATTCTCCTGTTTGTAGCTTCTTCATGTAACCGCGAATGCGATCCACACAGCCAGTGCCGTAAATGCGTTCCAAGTATTCGATGCGTTCTTTTGTCAACACGCTTTTTTTCAGCGTTTGATAAGTACACAACAAAACCCTAGCTTCGCTAAGTTCAAGTATGTACCTATCGCTTTGATTTTCTATCGTCTTTCTGCTGTAAGCCACGGTGTTTACCCTTAGTACGGCAATGGGTTGAGTGAAATCAAGCCCCACTTCATCTTTGGGTACTTGCGAACAACTTTTGTCTTTTGCAGACGCTGGAGGGTTGCCCAGACTTGCTTTGTTGTCCAGAACGTAATTTCTTCGATTTCCTTGCTGGACAACTCACCGTGTTCCAACAGGCGTTTAAGTGCGTAGGTTTTTGTCATTTGTACTTTACCTTTAGTTCTTCAAGCATTGCTCTGGCTTTAGCTTTTGCGGCCTCTGTAGACGCGATTTCGGCTTGTGTACGCTGCTTTGTAATTTGAGGAACAGGTTTGACAGGAATTTCAGGTCCAGCATTGCAAAGGTTTCGGAACTTAATTGCGCTTGGGACAAAGTTGCCATCAAGGTTATCAATGGCAAAGTCCATGCTTGGCCTGTAAGTCAAAAAGTTGCCAAGTTGCTTCTTCCACTCTTGCCGAACAAGTTGAGGATCAACCTCGTCAAAGTGTCTAGCAAACGAAGAGCCAAAAATGGCCATCATTCGGCCAAAGATGTAATCAAGCCCGTCATCAGGCTTGCAAAAATCAGTTTCCAAGTAAGCGGACATTGTTGTCACCTCCAATAAGGCCACGGGTAAGGCCAGAAATGACCTTCTTGTTCATTTGACCAGTCTTGCTCATGCTCTGTTGGTCAGGCTTAATCCACTCAGCTTTCAGCCCTTGTGATCCTCGGGTGCACCACTCAACCAAAAACTGCTGAAGAGTCCAACCAATCTTTGCGGCTTCCTCTCTTGCTCCTTCAATGGCTGTCTCAGAAATGGTTGTACCTTTGCGCTTCCTAAGGGCAACCCAATCATCCCAAACTTGCTGATTTACATCTTCAGGACGAGGCGCGACAGCGCTTACCTTCTTCCTTTCCTTTTCCACTTCCTTTCCATTCCCTTCCTTTCCAGTAGGTAGGACTACGGTAGTAGTGTGGGAGTCTTGTAGTAATTCACATAAGTCCTTGATTTTGCTAGGAGTTTTCTTGTTTATGACCTGATGCTTCTCAAAGTTTGCAACTTTTCCATAAGTCTTTCCATCAGACCCAGAAAACACTTCTATATAACCTATACATGACAACTCCCGTAGTAGTTCGGTAGTCTTCCTCAACAAGTTCCGTAATGGAAATACATCGGATTCAACCAATTTTGGATTGGCATTGAAATACCCTTCATCATCGCAATGGTTCAGCAAACCTATTGCAAGCAAGGCAGCTTCAGCAGATACGCCAGCCAAAAGCTCATCACGCCAAAAATCAGGCTTAATCGTCCTAATCCGTGCCATACAAATCTCCAATAAAAAACCCCTGAAAGCTGGTGGGACTAGCACCAGACCTTCAGGGGTCAGCCTTTGACGGCTTAGATGTATCTGTGCCTAGTCCGCACAACATCTAAACCGTCTGACTAAACTATACCACCAATCAAGCGCGGCTGTAAATGGTGATGGGCTTGTTCTGGTGGTACTTCTGGGTTGACCGTGCCAACTCCATCTTGTCGAACAGGCTTTTCTTGATTAACGACAGGTCAAAGGCGTTGCCCTTGGACTTGGGTGTGCCGTCTTCCCATGTGTCGCTGACGATGATTTCTGGCTCGACAAGGATGACTGGCTTGAGCTTTTTGTCTGTGATCTTGTAGTAGTGGTTGTATTTATTGGTTTTCCCTTTACGCTTTTTTTCATGCAGTTCAATCAATCCATCTTGCAGCAAAGCATTTTTGACTGTTGCAGGTGAAGTGCCAAACCTTGAAGACATCCTGTTGGCGATCTTGCGATGGCTCACTGGCCCTTCAGCAAGGCAGTTCAGATAGAACTGTTTTTCTTGTAGCATATTTCAACTTCTTTCTTTGCGAGTAATTCAATGGCTTTGCACAGCACCCCAATTGATGCTGCGTCAAAGTCGCCGGGGTCAAAAGTATATTTCCGAATGGATTGCAGTGCGTCTATGCAAAGCTCCCAAGCGGCATCTATTTCGTGTTGGTCTGGTGTTTTCATTCGGCAGAGATTATCATCGTTGACCTGCTTGTATATAGGGGTTTGTCCTAGTTAATTTTTCTTGTTGGCTGGATTACAGTGGAGGCTCAACAAGACAGGAGTTCAAATGAACATTTCACTTTTACGCCACGCACGGCGACTGTTTCAGACTTATGATGCACCCCCTGCTGTGATTCGCAGCTACCAGCGCAAGTGGGCACGATCTGTCCATCAGCTTGGCTCCAACTGGCTTCTGGCTCAACCCATTACGAGAGTGCAATGATGGCGGCAATATTTGGTTTTGCTTGCATTTTTGCATGGTTCACACACATCTTCACTTGCTTTGCAGAAGGCTTGTGGGGTTTTTTAATTGCTGGCGCATTGCTGTTTCCAATTGGAATCTTGCACGGCTTTTACCTTTGGTTTAGATAAGGTGTTCAGCCGACCTGTAACGGCTGTTTTTTTTGGAGAATGAAAATGGGCTTTGTAGCTTCTGATAGTGGTGGTGGTAACTTCAAACGTGTGCCTTCTGGCGTTCATGTTGGTCGTTGCTATTCGTTGATTGACCTTGGCACACAGTTGTCTTCTGGTCAGTACGGCGAGAAATTGCAGCACAAAATTCGTGTTGCTTGGGAGTTGTTTGGCGAGGATGAAGAGGGCAAGCCTTTGACCGTTGAGTTTGACGGCAAAGAGATGCCCATGACCATCAGCAAGTCATACACGTTGTCACTCAGCGAGAAGGCATCGCTGCGTAAAGACTTGCAATCGTGGCGTGGACGTGAGTTTACGGATGAAGAGGCCAAAGGCTTTGACATCAGCAAGCTGATTGGTGCGTACTGCATGGTCAACGTGACAACAAGCGAAACCAATGGCAAGACGTACAGCAACGTGGCAAACCTGACTCCGTTGCCGACAGCACTGAAGGCCAGCAAGCCAGCACCAGTCCATGAGACTGTGATGTTTGACTTGGACAATCCTGATTGGGCTTTGTTTGACAGCTTCCACGACAAGCTTAAAGATGCGATCAAGCGCAGCCCAGAGTTCGCACAAGCAGCAGGTCATTCAGTCGGCCAAGATCAGCAATCTGACGAACCTGATTTCTGACCATGACCAGTCTCTACGAACTTGCAACATCGTTTCGCGAACAGCTTGACGAATTGTTTGACCCTGAGACTGGCGAGGCACTGCCAGCGTTTGACGAGTTCCGAGTCATGCTCGGCAACAAAGCAAACGCTGTCGCTGCCTACGTCCTGAACTGCGAGTCAGATGCTGAACAGGCCAAGAACGCTATCAAACGCATCAAAGCCTTGCAAACAGCCTACGAGCGAAAAGCAGAGAAGTTGAGGGATTACCTTGCCGAGAACATGAAAACGGCTGGAATCCACGAAATAAAGGCTGCTGACGGGTCTTTCATTGTCAAGCTGTATGTTGACCGCGATGAATCCGTTGTGATTGAGGAGGGCGCAAAGTTCCCTGCTGAATTGTGCGGCGACCCCAAGCCTCCAGAACCAAGCAAAACCAAGATCAAGGCAGCGATCCTTGCTGGTGAGCCTGTTGCTGGAGCCTACATTGTTCGCAAGGACAGATTGACAATCAAATGATTTCGGGCTGAAAGCGGATGCTGTGTGATGACGTATGGCCCATAGCCATAAAGGTCGGCACAGACGCAGCGAGTAGGCCCACCCATTTACTAGAAAGAGTCTTATGAACACAATTACGATCACGGTTGCTGGAGAAGAGCTGGAGAACTTGAACATTGAGCTGACATCGGAAGAAGTCGCGGCACTTTACAAGTTGCGTAAAGAGAATGCCGTCCGTGTTGCCGACTTGGAGAAGAAGCTCTCAGCACAAGGGGACTCTATTAAATACGCCAACGAAAGCCGCGCCGAGGCGCAAAACGAACTTTCTCAAGCGCATACCTTGCTGTCTGCTTTGGGAATTGCTGAAAAGACCAATGAAGAGGAAAGCTATTACCGCAAGCCTCTGTCGGTAAGCACTCGCATTGCCTTATACATTGCTCACAACAAATAAAGCATTTAATTGCCAATTTTTTTAACCACAGGAGAAGATATGTCCCGCATTTACATCGTTGGCTACGGCCAAGAAACCCGCCTTATCCGCGCCAACACTCGCGCACAAGCCTTGCACCACGTTGCTCAAGGAGTCATCAAGGTCCAAGTTCCAACACAAGATCAGTTGATTGATCTTATTTCCAAAGGCGGCTCTGTTGAGACTGCGCTGCGCCAAGAGCAAGACAGCCTTGCACTGGAGCAAGCATGAGCTACGCAGACGTTGAGATGAAAATCATCCAGTGGGCTGAAGCTCGGAAGATCATTCCAAACAGCACACCTGACACGCAGTTGCTCAAGGCTATGTCTGAGCTTGGCGAACTGGCTGATGCAACCATCAAAAAGGACCGTGAAGGCATCGTTGACGGCGTTGGTGATGTGATGGTCTGCCTTATCAATTACTGCGCCCTGCAAGACATCAATTTGGTGACCTGCATGGAACAGGCTTATGCCGAAATCAAGCACCGCAAGGGCACACTGATGCCCAATGGCGTGTTCGTCAAGGAGTCATAATGCTTTGCAACTCTTGTGAAACAGCAGCACAGTGCTACAACACTGGTCCGATTTGCCAGAAACCAACCATCCGTGTTTCTGCGCTCGACAAGCAGGTATCGGGCAACCACTACAAGGACAAAGGCATCCAGCCTATCGTCTACATCCATGCAAACGATCTAGGCTTTTGTGAAGGCAACGTAGTGAAATACGTCACCCGTCATAAATCCAAAGCCGGGAAAGATGATATACTTAAAGCGATTCATTATCTTGAATTGCTTTTGGAGCTTGAGTATGGTCAAACTAATGAGCAAGTGTTGCACAAGGTGCAAAAGTGACAAGTCATTGTTTGATTTCTCAGATCATCCCGGCTTGCTTGATGGAAAGCAGTCTCAATGCAAAGATTGTTTTGCAGAAAGAGCGAGGCTAAAAAGAGTTGGCAAGCCATGCATTTCTTGTGGAAACCCAAAAGAACAGGGAGTCTCAAGAGGCGCAAGGCTTTGCCTTTCTTGCTCCGCTACGTGTTTTGAATGCAAAATAAATCCACGTAGAAAGCAGCATCGGCTATGCAAAGAATGTCAGGCAAAAAGAGATAAGCAAAATAATAGCCTTCCTAAGAATCAACATAAAAATAGGATTTCTAGGATTGCGACAATTTACAAAGTCACAAAAGATGTGGCCGAAAAACTAGCCAGCGAAACAAATTGCTTTGTTTGTGAAAAAGAATTTAGCGACCCTAGAGATCGACACATAGATCATTGTCACAAGACCGACAAAGTTAGAGGCGTTCTTTGCTTTAACTGCAATGCATCACTTGGTCATGTGAATGACAATCAAACTAGGCTTGCAAAGCTGATCGAATATTTAGCAAAGCATCAGAATGGCGCTGCTGACATCCGCAAGGCCATTCACTACCTAGAGTTGCTGCTGGAATTGCAGTATCAAGACAAGACTTCCAGAACGTGATTGATGTGCTTGATGCGGTCATCTAGGCCAATTACGCCGCCATTGATTTTCTTGGTCATGGCGGTGTAATCCTTGGCATCTGCCTCTTTGTTGAGGCCACGCTTATTCCAGAACCATGCAGCCGACAGCGCAGCATATTTTGGCGACAACAAAAGGTCAGGCGAATGAATGAAGTCTTCACGCAAAGCATCACCACACAAGGTGTAGTTATCCTTGCCAGTCAATTGGATCAGGCCACGGCCTTTATACAGACTGCCCTCCTCGGTTTCTTCGGTTCCATTCCCCATACGACCACCGTATACCTTGTTTGCGATCTTGTCGGGATTGCGGTGATACGGCTGTGCTGCCTCAAGATTCGGGAAGCGGCTAGGCCAGACACGGCACAGGGCTTCCGCTGAATAGTTCAAGTTCTCTTGCAGCGTCTTGAAGTTGCCTGATTCGTGAGCGCATTGACCAATGAAAGCTGCCATCCGCAATGTAGTGTTGATGTCGTAGCGGATCATGGCCTCGTTCAAAGGCTCAAGCCAATCTTCACTGATTTTCAGTTCTTTGAGTTGTTCTGCGGTAATCATTTCACTGGTCCTGCTTTAGAGAGTAAGTCGGTCTTGGCTTGCGATCCTGCACTGGAGCCAAAGTAATAGGCGATGATGCCCGTCCATGCTGTGCCAAGGCTACCAAGCATCATCAGGATGGCCGGGTTGTTGCTGTCGATCTGGTTGAAGAACATCATCACCATGATGCCAAAGAAGCCAATGGTCACAGCGCCAGCCAAGATAGGAGGCATCATCGACCGGGTAGTGGCTTGCATCTCCCGAGCAGACTTCCTGTCCTCCACCTCCAGCTTGGCAAAGTTTAGGCCCAACTCTTGCGCTTGCTTCTGGAGTTCAATCTCTGCCAGCTTGACCTGTGCGATCTGCTCGGCAGACAGCTTGTTGTTGGAAATCATGTCCTGAACTTGGTCAGGCTCGACACCAACAGCCTTTGAGATGGCCGAGACTGCCATGCCAGCCAAAGGACCGCCAAGCGCCGTAGCAATGGTGGGTGCAATTTGTTTAAGCCAATCCATTCAATTTCCCCTTTTGGTCAACATGGCGCTGGCAATCTCCAGCATGAATCTGGTCTGCTCCAAGTTCTCAGGCGGCTGCGTCCAACCCACTGTGACTTGACCGACAAACCTGTGGCTGTCTGGCGGTACGCTCACCCGGCAGGTAAAGGCCACACCCTTTTCGATGTACCACAGACCCACTTCAGACTGTGCGTAACGATACTCAGAACAAGGAATCTCGTTGGTCATCAACTTGACCACATCGCTGTTGTTTCCCGAGTTTTGGGTAAACAAACCAACGTCAATGTCTTCAATGCTCTTGTCCCTGCCATCCTTGGTGTACGCCTTGTAGAGAACCCGAGAGTTAAACAGAGGGTTGACCTTAAAGATGGCAACCACGGCAGCACCAGTTTGCTTGAACAGCATTGCACTGGCTTCATCGGATCGGCTGGCGTTGATTTCTGGCAGCTTCTTGGACTCTTTGTAGGCATCCAGCATAAAGGTCTGGTTTTGCCACAGGAAGTACCCGGCAAAGGCTACTACGCCCATCAGGAGGATGGCAAACAGCTTGAATGGGCTATCCACATACCCGAGCACCTTGTCGAGCGTGGAATTGGCGTCTAGTTTTTCGCTCATCGGATGTACTTGATGTAAATGACAAGACCATAGATCAGAAGTGCAGCAAAAATGATGGAGGCCATGCCTATGGCGATGTACTCAGCCATCTTTTCCAACTGTGCTGCCCTACGAGCCTGTTCGCGTTTGGCGGCTTCCTGTGCCTCTCTACGCTTTCTGGCTGCGGCAGCTTGGAACCTCACCCAATCATTCCACATTCCCGGCCTACCAGCGTAGACCATGCGCTCACGCAACTCTTCCTCTTGCTGCTTGAGTTGCTCCAGCGCCATGAACTCCGCAAGGTCCGAGCCGCCACCTTTTTGAGTGGCCTTTTCCTGAATCTTGGCTTTGTTGTCAAAGTAGTCGAACACCCGGCTACCAAGCTGATGCAACTCCTTGCCATTGGCAAGCGCACCTTTGATGACCGCAAAAGCAGCATTAGCAGCAGCTATCTCTGCAATCATAGAAGCACCTCAACAAACACTTTGGCGCACCAGACGATGAGCCCTACAAGGAAGGCTGCGGCAATAAATGCTACAGCCCAGTCTTTCATGGCTTATCTTGTTTGTTGTCCAGTTTGTCAAAGATTTGCTTGAGTATGGACTTGACCTCGGCAATGTCTGAACGGTAATCGTCTTTTGCCACATAGGTGTGCGGCAAGTCGTTTACTTTGTCTTCTAGCTTCTGAATCGTGCGAGTCAGGTTGTTGATGACATAGATCGCCAAGAACCCGGCAACTGATACGACTAAGTTGAAAAGCTGTTGGTTGTCCATGTTGCGACTCGACAAAAAAATGTTACCGCATTTTATCAATACTTGCCTTCAGAAAACACATCAACAAGCATTAGACCGTTTTGCGTCACAATGAAAGTGAAATGATTAAATTTGCAAATGATGCGTTCGTTAATTTTTGGTCAAACAGGCGTAAGTGGTGGAATATACTCAGCAATTGGGCCATATTTACCAGCGGTAATGTCAGCAAACATGGCACGGCCATGTGACTCTACGTCATGCTGTGCAGCGGTAAATGGCAAAACTTCGTTACCAAACTGCGATGTTGTAATTTCGCAGTCGATCATTGTGTGTTCTGCATTTGACCAACGTGGGTTGGTTACGGATGTAAGTGTAGATTGCATGATTTATCTCTTAGGAAATTCTTAACCAAACAGCAGACCAAGCAGCATCTACTGCACCCATAAGTCGCCATGTCCCGGACGGGCCGGGAGTGCCAACAAAACCAGTCGGGCTAAGATATTCTAAAGAAGAGCCCGCTAAAGTTGTTCCCGGATTTAATTGCTGTCTTGGATTTGGACACAAATAAGCATAAGTACCAACTGCACCGACAAGAGCCCCTGCGGTTGCCGCAAGCACTTGGGCTGTTGTAGGAGCGGGTATTGTTACTGTAACTGCTCCTGTAAATCCGTTTACACTTGTCACGCCACCGTTCCCGGCAGTTGTTGCGCTTGTTGCTGTAGCAGCATTGCCAGTAATGTTGATAGCCCATGATCCTGAAGCACCTCCACCAGTAGGGCTTGGTACGTTTGTTCCAATTACAAGCCCAAGGTTAGTTCTTGCAGCAGCAGCGGTTGTTGCTCCAGTACCGCCGTTGGCAACAGGAACAGCGTTCACCAGACCATCGGCAGCATCAAGCTGCCCGGCAGTGTTCAGGTTGTTCGCAAGCTGCGAAAGGTTAAAAGCTTGTGTCATTTATGCGGCTCCATCTCGGGCAAAGGTTTGTTGATTCAAGAGAGTTGAATTGTTGTTGAATGCTGTCGTCAAAATGTAGTTTGACGAACTAGCAGTGTAATCGTATGACGCACCCTGAGCAAGCAAAGCGCCGTTGGCATAAATCTCCAATGACAAAGGGTTGCTTACGAATGGGTAAGTTGTCTGACCTGCTGTCGAGTATGCCGTGACGTTCACTATGTTGGAGGCTGGTACGTTCAAGTTGTTTGGCGAATACAAAATAACGGTCATGTTTCCAGTCAAAGGGGCAGGGAATCCATCAATTGCTGCTCCAGTGATGTTGTAATCAATTTCGTTGATTTGAGAGCCGTTAACATAGATTGACTCGGCTCCGTTTTGAATCGCCCATGTTGTTGGCGTGTATGTCGTGGCGTTAGTCAAAGCAAATGTGTATCGGCTAAATGGCTTATAGTTTGAACCAGCAGCCCGAGCAATGAACACTTGACTTCCAGCAGTTGCGCCAGCAATGGTCGTGGTAAAGGTAATCACCTTTGTCGTGGTGTTGATGCTTTGTACTGTGTACTGCGTTGGTGGACTTGGCAACACAACGTCTGTGAACGTCAACTTGTCGCCCACGTTAACAACTTGCCAAGGCGCATTGCTGTATGTGATGGTGTTGCTGGTGCTGGATGCAATTGTCATGTTTGTCTGGACATACGATGCCGAGGTGCTGACGCCTCGCATATAGAAGACAGTGACAATTTCGCCAGCAGCGCAAGCGTTAGCCATTACCACCGTGGTTGATGTCTCGGAGTACTCTGTTGTGTCCAGCAGAATACCATTTCGGAAAACCAATATCCAGCCAACAGTGTGCGTGTTGCTAAATGTCGTTTGTGCAGCAGTGGCTGAGTAGACGGTTTCTGTGTAGAAGAATTGATCTTGCTCCAAGAACCCGACAACTCGGCCATAGACATCAACAGTCAACTTGGCTACGTCAAAAGATTTTGTGTAGATTCCAGCGCCAAAATTTAAGAACTGCTGCAAGTTAACTCGCATCTGTCCATCGGTGTTGTTTGTAATGGACAGGAATCCATCGTTTTGGTTTGAGCTAGAAAAGCCGTTAACAATTACTTGCCCAGTAGACTTGTCCAAGTCAATAAAACTCTGAACTCCACCAGTAGGGTCAACCAAACCAGACCAAACCGTTGAGTCGTACACAGATGTTTCTGTAGGCACAAAAGCACCGCCAAGATTGACGTAGCCAGCGTTGCCCACGTTAAAGCTGAATTTTCTGTTGCTGCGGTTTGCGTACAACAAATAATTTTGTAACGCTGCACCAAAGTTCACTGGCGACAAATACCATTTGTATAGCGTTGGGTCTGTACCACCGTTGGCCGATACGTTGTTGTAAAGGCCAAAATATGACTTGTTGCGAGGGTCATAACTAAAGCCAGACGTACCAGTGGCATTGTTTGCATAAGCAATTGCCAGCCATCTGTTTTCGTATTGGAATGTCAATGGCCTCCAGTTAAGGACGGCTGACGATCCAGAGAATCCACTTGCGCCAAGGCTGTTGACATATTTGACGCTGAAATACCAATCGCCTTGAGGCAGGTTTGCAATAGTAACAACACCCATAGGCCCGTTTGGTGCATATGGACTTCCAGAAGGGTTGATTGCTGTTGTCCCTGCAAAAAACCTTTGCACTTCAGTAGGTGATGAAAATGCAGAATAGTAAACTTCCGCATATTGAACGATACCATTTGCTGCCGCAACAACTGCAACATCAAAAGAAGGTATTGGAGACGATGGCAAGATATTTGTGACTGTTGGAGCGTACAGCGTACCAAATGTCAGTGGAGAGCCAATGCCCGTATTTGGTGATGGCGTGAACTGAGTTACAGGGATGTCATCGTAGACGGACGGGTTGTATTCCATCAATGTCAATGATGTAGTTAACTGTCCACCTTGCTCAAAGTTTTCAACGACTTGACTGACTCGGAATACTTTTGCAACCCAGCCATAGTTGGTGTTTGTCACGGTCACAAGATCGCCAGCCTCAAGCTGAAAGCCAGAGTAATTGATGGTCAGCTTGACCTGCAAATCTTCGCGTCCAGACTCAAGGAATCGGTTTGCCAAGTACTGCGCCCGAACGCTGTTGTTTACCAGAGGCAATGCGATTGATTGCTTGTTGACAGGTTCATTTGGGTACATCAAAGAAGGGTTCAAAACGGCCAAGTTGTATGTGGCTGTGTTGAAAGAATCATTGTCTGCGCCGTCAGGGAATTTGACTTCAGCAATGTTGTAGCTTGACACCATATCCAATGGCGTGACCTGAATGGACGAAATGATGTTTGAGTCATTTAAGGCCATCGCATACGAATATGAAGGCGACTGAACAATCACCCCCCAAAGACCCGTGATTTCGTTGTACTTCAGCAAGCAATCGCAACAAGTTGCCATTGATTGCAAGTTATTCATGATGGATTGATTTGTATCAAGAACACCATCAAATCGAAATCTTGCTTGAGTAGCCGTACCACCACCAGATGGCGTATATGTGTACAGACCAGCACTGTAGGTATTCAATGCCGCCAAGCTACCTGTGTCAACGCCAGCAACTGGAATTGCTGCGCCATATCTTGTTGATGTCAGGTAGTCGTAAAAACAATCACCGGGAGCGTGGCGGCTGTTGGTAAGTTGGAAGTTGGTTACCTGAAGACCAGTTAAGTTTGCCTCTGCGTTGTATGTAATTTTTAAAATTGCAAAAACGCAATTTGACATCAATTTTGTTGTGTCCCACTGGTAAGTCAACAAAGAATCTTGCATGACCTGAATGGCCGTCAAAGATGTATTGACCCCAGAGGAAGAGCCATTTCGATACAAGTACATGAACATCTTGCCATCGACATTTGTTTCTTGTACACCAGTTGATTCATCAAGCAATGCAACAATTCTAGTTGTATCAGTAACATCAAATATGCACTTCTTGCCACCGAAATAAATATCGCCAAACGTGAAAGTATCTGGAGTGCCGCCAGTCTCAGTGTTGGTTACTTCAGCAAGAGAAATAACATAGTACAAATTTTGATTGTCTTCGGTGATGCTCAAGTCGGTGATGATTCCACCAACATAAGCTGAACCGTAAATGACTGGAAGCTTGTTGTCGCCAGCAGGAGGAACTTGAGTTCTATTGCCGGGGTTTTCCGCGCCTGTGTTGATGTTTGGCGCAAAGGCTTTACTGATGATTGTTGAGGCAACAATGTTGATGGCAAAAGAAGCCATTGCGTAACCAGTAGCCCCAAGCGCAGCGGCTGCTAAGAGAGCATCACCAAAAACCGCTCCAAGTACAATTGATGCTGGCATATTAGATCACCCAAAATTCTTCAAGCTTTTGAAACCCATACCGACCGTAATCAAGGTTTGGACTGTTGACCATTTTACTGATAAAGAAGTTTGTCACACGCCCTTCCTCTTTCATCTTTATGGCCTCTTCAAGGTACTTTGCAAGCAAACGATAGCCTGATGTTCCGTTGCGACATTCTTGCTTCACAAAATAAGCAAACTCTGTCAAAAAGAAATGCTTGGGCGACCACAGACTTGGCATCACTCCAGCAATCAGAATCCCTTCAATTTGGTCAGTCTCAGCAATCAAAACAATTCCTTGACCTGCTATCAAATTAGAAAGCATTTGCGACACATACCTCTCGTCATCGGCATCAGACAAAAATCCATATGGCAGTTCAGCGCGATACTCCATAAGCAATTTATAGATTGTAGGAATGTCAAACGGCGATGCGTGACGAATGTTAGGACGCATTATTTCTTGACCTTAAAACCAATTTGTTTGGCACTGTCGGCGCTCTACCAAACGCATAGTTGATTGTAGAAATGAAGTTCACGCGATTCATTGATGTGTCGCCGGGGTTGACTGACTGCCATGAATTGTCATTGGTATAGCGCCCAGAAGTCCTGTTCTGCAAGATCAATTGAAAGCTGGATGCACTCAAGGTCACAGCACCAGCATATTGCCTTGCCTCTTCCATCCACTGTTCAGAGATTGAAAAAGAGTTGACGTAACCATTGAAGTACTGATAAAGCCCGTTGCCACCAGTGGCAAGTGTCCACGGAATTTCAGTCTCGGAATTATTCTTCCAATCCACCGTAAAAGAACTGTTGTTTATCCAGTTGGCATAGCTTAGTGTCAGAAGCTGATTGTTGTCATTGAAAAAACCATGCCACAACTGAATCCGCGAGCCTTTGATGTTTGAGCTAAGAACAAGTCCAAGCATCGCAGTGTCAATACCAACCAGTGTGATGGTTGTTTCATTGGCCGTGCTTTTAATGTCTCGCTGTGCCGAACTTACTTGAATAAGTTGACCAAGCGCCGTGAATGTCCCAACGCCAGCAACATTGATGGTGTAGGGTGCTGTTGAAAAATAATAAGTGCCTGAAGGCGTTGTCAACTTAAAGAAATCCGCATAGCGAATTACGTTTGTATTTACAACTGGCAAGATTTCGTTCATAGCACAACCTCAACGGCGCTAAATTGGCCGTCCCATTGGATAAAGCTGTCGTTTGTCATTGGAACCAGAGTGTAGGTTGGATACTCTCTCAACACAACAGGGAATGTCACGCCAGTGTACGCAGTTGCTCCAAGTATCACAGTTCCAAATTGACCAATAACAGCGGCTACAGGAGCCGTGACGGTGCTTAAAAGAGTGCGGTGGACAGGAATGCTAACTGTTGTCAAAGCGCCTCTGGTGACGTTTGCAGTGGCAATGTAGGAGTAGCGGCCAATCTGAATGAAGTCGCCAACCTTGACGATGAACGATCCAGCACTGATGGCCGGCAAAGAGCCAAGAACAATGGTCTTGTTGGCAGACGATGTTTGCACCTGACAAGCAATGATCTGAGCTTGAGTCATGTCGCCTTGATAGCGAATGTAGTTCAGCCAGCCAGTGGAGCCAAAATTCATGTACTGCTCTGTGATTCGATCAGCCTCTCGCAAGGTAGAAAGCACCCCACGGTTTTGCGAGTACAACAAATAATTCATTGGCCTGATGCCAAACTGAAATGGTTGGACCGTCAGAATTTCCGAGGTGCTGATTCGCATATTCCTCGACATCATCTGACCTGCAAACTTGTGGTCGTTGATGCTGACAGACTCAGCCACAGAAAGAATTGTTTGAAGACTCATAATTTATCCAATCTTTCACTTAGCTGATGCGGTACAGGATGAACGTGTTTGCCGCAGTACGCCGAATTCGGAAGTTGGCTGAAATGCCAGTGGCAATTGTCAAAGAGCCTAGCGATGTTACGCCTGTGTTGACAGCCATCGTGATTGTTCCAGAAGCAGTGTTGATAACGGTAAAGTCGTAGCCAAAATCAACACCTATCCACGGGACCAATGTTTCCATAGTCGTGCCAAGAGGCATTGTGACCGTGTATGTCGTGCCAGTTGTGTTGATGATCTGAGCTTGGATGTTTGCGTTGGTCAGTGTTGCGGCGGCGCTAATGGCCGCAGGTGCTGGCGCATCAACAACAATTGCTCCCGGAAACTGCGTGTTCCCAGACGAGTCAACAACCTGACGGATAGTGCCAGCGCCATCAGACAACACAATGTAGCCGCTGGCCGTGCGGATGTCCAAGCCACCAGAGTTGCCTTGGTAGCTGCCGACAACCACGTTGTTGCTGCCCGTAGTCATCAAAGCACCAGAGCTTGCTCCAAGGAACAGGTTTGTAGCGCCCGTTGTTACAGCAGTTCCTGCGTTGTAACCCAGAGCCGTGTTGCTGCCTCCTGTTGCCGCTGTGAGGGCCGCATAACCAACAGCCGTGCCGTTGCCAGCAGTCAGCACATCATCCAGCGCAAAGTAGCCAATCGCCACGTTGTTGCTGGTGGTGCTGTTGCCCCACAGAGCACGGCGACCAACAGCGGTGTTAAGTGACCCCGTGGTGTTGCTGGACATTGCAAGGTAACCGATGGCCGTGTTCTCTGCGCCAGAAGTGTTTGCGTTTAGAGAGGAAGTTCCAACAGCGGTGTTGTTGCCGCCAGTGACAGCTCCGTTCATTGATGATGCGCCAATAGCAATGTTATTGTCACCAGCAGTTGCAGAAGTAAGCGCAGCAGCGCCAATTGCAATGACGCTTGAAACGGTTTGCGCCGCGCCCAAAGCTCCGCTGCCAATAGCTACGTTACTTGCGCCAGTGGTGATGGCATCGGCAGCATTAGCGCCTACCGCCGTGTTGCCAGAGCCTGTCGTAGTCGCGCCCAAAGCAGCACCGCCAACAGCCGTATTGGTAGCCAAGTTAGCCAAGCCTCTACCTACGGTCATGCCATAGATAGTTGCGTTGCCGTTAACTGTGAATGTGGAACTGAATGTAGTCGCACCAGTGAATGTCTGCGCGGTGTTTGCAAGGGTTGCCAGTGTGCCTGTAATGTTTGGCAGCGTGTATTGCCGGGTGGTTGCAGTTGTGATGCCACTCATCACAAACTCAGCCTTCTTGGTGTTGTCAGTTGGGTCTTCTAGTCTGAAGGTGTAGTTGACCTCCATAGCCGTACCAGCAATGGTGAAGGCATTGTCGTAATACTGAAAGTTTGCATCCAAATTAGCAAGAGGAATTGCACTGGTTGCGGTAGCAAATGAATTTGGCACTGGCATGATTTGTCCTTAACGTGACACTGGAATGCTGCGGTTCGCGCTTTGATAAGCAGCAAACACGCCTTGTTTGTTTTTAGCCAAGAACTGAAGTCCCGACTGTGTATCAATGGCGCTCATGTTTTGAATGATCGGGCCATTGTAGTTAATCGTTTGACCGCCCATGCTGGACAAAGCATTGTTCGGGATAACTGTACCCGCTGTTCGTGGAACAAACAACTCAGGTCCACGCTCACCAATGATGTATGGCGTGTTGGCTTCTGCTGGACCACCTTCGGCCAAAAAGCCGCCTAAGTCCATGTTGCCAAAAGCCTTGCCAGTTCCAAAACCACCACCAGAAAAGCTACCAGCAAATGAGCTAAACAAGCCACGCAGCAACGACATGGCTTGCATCTTCATTTCAATTGCTATCAGGCTTTGTATGGTGCTACGAGCAAAGTCCTTCATGTTCAACTTGCCAGTCTTGACAAAGTTGTCAATTGCAGAACTCATGTTGCCCCAAACGGAATCAAAGACCTCCTGTGTGCGCTTCATGGAATCTTCCATCGTCACAAACATTTTTGCCATTTGCTCTTGGCGATCAATTTGGTCAAGATTGAATTGTTTGTCTGGACCTTCCTCGACTTCTTTGCGCTTTCTGGCGTACTCCAAAGAAATCTGAGCAAGACGCTGCTCTTTTTCTGTGGCGTAAATTAACTTGTACTTCAAATCAAGGGATTCCTTTTGGTATTCCATGTCCTTTGTTCTGGATTGATTGCTAGTGCGAATTGTTTGGCGTCTGTTTTCTTCGGCAACTTCGGCATCTGTTTTTTCTTTTTCTGTTCTTAAAAATTCTTCGTATTCAGACATCATTGTCTTGTTGCGAATCTGCCGCACCTTTTCCGCAGTTTCAGCGGAAATTGCAATTTCTTTGCTTTTGAAAATTGCAAGGTTTTGAGAAGTAGCACGACCATCTTCTTGACGGTTCTTCTCATTCATTTCTCTGCGAGCATCCTCCAGCTTTTTGGCTGCTTCAAGCTCAAGCATTTGTATTTCATTCAAGCCTTGCTTGGCAACTGCAAATTTGGCTTCTGCTTCAGCCTTGGCAACTTCATCTGCTTTGCTCTTGAGCATTCCTTTGTACTTGTCGTACTCGTCAATTTTCTCTTTGGCACTTCCAACAGCTTTTGATGCAGTAGACCTGTTTTGAAGACGTTGAATTTCTAGCAAGTTTTCTTTGCTTGCTTGCAAGGACGCCAATGTTTTGCGCCAGCCTCTTGCAAAAACAGTGTCTTCCTCTTCTGATGTTCCAGAAAGTTTTTGCTTGATGTCAGAAATTTGCTTATCAAGAGCATCAAGAGTTTGAGATTGAGTAGGGCCAGTCAAGAACTCCTTGAACTTTTCCCAATAGTTGCTCATTGCAGTCGTGACTGTCTTCCACGCACCCTCAAGAAAACCAAGCTCACGGCGTTGCTGTGCAAGTTTCGTATTCAGGGCAACAGCCACAACCTGCGCGGCCTCTTGCTTTTTATTCGCCTTCTCCAATGCTTCAATCTGCTTGTATTGCTCAAGCGTCAAAAAATTCATTTCCTTGTTAAGCGACTTGGCCCCTTCAGCCGTTCCACTTAATCCACCCTTGAGTTTTTGTGCTGCCTCTGTAGCAGATACACCTGCAATTTGCGAATAGGTGATGATTGCCTGAGTCACTGCGTTTATTGATTCGCCAGTGAATTGACCAGACGAAATCACGGCCATCAATGCTTCCTTGGTTGTGCCAAGGCTTGCATTGGTTGCGCCGCTTAATGTGTTTGCCAGCTTTTGGAAAGACGCTTCAGTGACCCCTGAATAATTGCCAGTCAACGTAAGAGCATCGCGCAACTTATCCAAATCATCTGCTGCTTGATATGCTGCAATGGCAACACTCCCCAAGCCAACTGCAACAGCGCCAAGGCCAACAGTGAATGGCGTGAACAATGTGCCGATTGCTCGGAACATATTTCCAATACCGCCCATCACATCTTTCAATTGACCACCTTGCTGCAAGATGGCAATGAACGGGCTTTGACCTGATGCGATCTGCGTCACCAAGTCAGTTGTTTGATAGGTCAACTGAATCTTTTGCTGCTCGTTCATCTTGAACTGAGCATTAGTAGCGTTCTTGGCAGATGAAGCAATCTTGTCGTAAGCAGCCGCTTGCTGCAACAACCTGTCCTTCATGTCCTTCGTGGCATTCATAAACCTGCCAGAAGTAACCTCGCGCTGGATCAACTCTACCTTTGTAAGAGCTTTGCCGTAGTCATCTGTTGCATGAGCCAATGCCTTCAACTCACCAGCAGCAGCGTTGGTATCCCTGCGAATGGCGTTTTTCAGCTTGGCGTTTTCTGAGATGGCCTTATCAATAGATGCCGTAAATTCAGCAGTATCCAGACCAAGGACAACACCAAGTCGGGCAATGTTTTGTGATGACATTATTTCTTCCTTCGCGCCAGTTTCTTGGCGTATTCAGGGATTCTGACCGCCAACTGAGATTTTAGTTCAGTAAGCACTGTTTGAGAGTTTTCTTGCAGTGCAGGGCGCAAGAATGGGTTAGCCCCCATCCTAGATGTGCCAAACTCGTTTGCAAGCGATACAGCACTCTTTTTGACCGATACAACAGCAATAGCTGCGTCAGTCTCGTTGACGTAATCGCTGCGCTTGTCCTTCTCGCTTGGGATACGAGCATCCAAGCGGATCGTGTCTCTCATGTGGATGGGGTTTTTGTCGTCCCGTGGCTTTTCGCCAACTGGCGCTTTGGTCTTGGCCGAGTTCAGCACAGACTCCATTGCTGCTTTGGCTGACGGAACAAGTGTATTTCGAGCAACTAAGTCACCCCTGAACCCTTCAGCCATTTCTCTCAACTGCTGCTCAAATTCGGCAAACCCTTCCAGCTTGAAAGATTTGCTTTGCGGGTTGTAGGCCATTTCAAACTTTCAAGAATGCCTCCGAGCCGGGTCTAGTCGCAATGAAACTCAGCAGTTGCTGGTTGACTTGTTCTTGCTGCTGTTTCTCGGTCAAAGGCGGGACGATGTAATCATGCGTTGACGGCAAAACATCCTTCATGCGGAATGGCGCTGCCGTCTTCTGAATTTTCGAGTTTAAGTTGCCCGTGGTCAAGGAACTTAGCGCAAGCAGCATCGCTTTGTTCCCAATCATCCCATCGCTCAACATAATCTCTATGTTTATCAAGTCGTCCACTGGAACATCGTCAGGACACCCACCGTGAGCGTAAATGTACGCTCTGGCCTGTGAGTGAGCGTCCTGAATCAGTTTTTTCGAGAGTCCTTGTAGCCGGGTTGAATCGACTCAGTAATCTTTGCGATCATCTCAAGCTGAACTGCCATCGGCCACTCAGCGTCAATGTCTTCGTAGGTGATGTCATCAAGAGTGCCGACTTCTGGCACAAGCAACCTGATGAATTGGACCATCCGATTTTCCATCATGATGATCTTCTTGACCAAATCCTTTGTGGATCGGCCTTCGATAATCACATCGTCCTCGGTGATTTCAATGCCTTCAATCACAGTTCCCGTGCGGAAGCTGGCAGACATTTTCTCGTAACGAGTTTGCAGGTCTTCGGGGTTGATTTTTTCGATTGCTTCTTCAATCTGTTCCATCTCTTTGGTCAAAGGGATACGAACTTTGAAGACATGACCACCAAGCTCGAATGTCTTGGTGCGTAGATGTGCTTTTTGATAGCTGTCGCCAAAAGCGGATTGAATGCGTGACATGGTTTTTTCCTTATCGTGTCGTTTTGATGATCTTGTGGTAGATGGACTCGTTCAGACTCATGGCGTAATCCACCACTTCGTCTGGAGTCATTTTGTCAGCATGGTTTCTTGCAATGTCATGTGCAAGAGCAATTGCTGTAATTCTCTGTTGCTGAAACCCAAACCAATTCTTGGAGGAATCGGATTGGGCTACAAGAAAGTTTAGGAGGTCATTGCTGTCTTTTACTATCATTTCTTTTACTCTGTTGTGTCTGGTGCAACCTCTGGGGCAACTTCTTCAATGACCACCACGGGTGCGGTCACGTTGTATTTTTTCAGCAGGGCCAAAGCAATGGCTTCTGCTGTGTCTGGCTCGGCAGTGGCTTCTGCAAGCTCACCAGCGTCAACCTCCAAGCCACGGGCAACAAGATTGATGTCGCCGTAGCTGGTCACAATCGCTTCAATTGCGTCAGTGAGTGTCATCAGTTGTTCGACCAGCCGTACTGGTTGCCCCGTGGATGAATCGTGAACATGCACTTAGCTTCAGCGCCGGGTTGTGCGTCAATTTGGAACTGACCCACGCGACCGTTGAAGGCATAAGCGACAGTGTTTGTGCCTTCCACTGCTGCGACCACAAAAGTGCGATCCACAACACCAGAATAAGCATCAGAACGAATCTGAAGCAATGCAGTATTAGATGGGTCCCAAGCAGATGTAATGGTCAGGCTAGTAGGAGCCGCTTGCACTGGCATCTTGTCGCTTTGACGCGAACCAGCAACACTGAAGTTTGCCATTGCGTCATCCATGCCAAACGCAGGGATGGCCTCAACAGGCACAGCAACACCAACAGTGCCAGTGCCGTTGGCAACAGTGCCAACAATGGTGGTCACTTGCGCCAGCCACACAGACAAGTTTGCCGTGGTCAATGGAGTTGGGGTTGCAGCCGACTGCATCCACAGCGAGGTGCTAAAACCGGGAAGAACTTTTGCAGGAATAGCCATGATGACTCCTTATGCGTTGTTGGACCAGCCGAACTGATTGCCGCGAGGATGGATTGTGAAAATGCACTTCGCTTCAGCACCGGGTTGGGCATCAATCTGGAACTGGCCTACACGACCGTTAAAGGCGTAGTAAACAATGTTCGCACCATCTTCTGCCTCAACCACAAATGTGCGGTCAATTACGCCAGAATAGGCATCTGCTCGCATCAACAGCAAGTTGGTGTCAGCAGGGTTCCATGCGGCAGTAACTGTCAAACTGGTAGGAGCAGCTTGGACCGGGATTTTGTCAGATTGACGCGAACCAGCCACGCTGTAACTGGCAACAGCATCATCCATGCCAAAGGCAGGAACAGCTTGCACAGGCAGCAAGTTTCCAGTAACCGCAAGAGGCGAAACGCTTGCAACCAAAGACAACTGAGCAATTGTCAAAGGAGTTGGAGTAGCACCCGGCTGTGCGTACAGTGCCGCGCTAAAACCGGGAAGAATTTTGTTTGGTAAAGCCATTTTGAGTATCCTTCAAAAGTTGAACAATTGTCTTGTATTACGCAGGAATGTCAATGGTGCAGTCTAAAAAGATTTGCCCCATTTTTTCCTCATCGTTATAACTGTTATACAGCCACATGACATCAGCTTTGGAGATGTAAAACCCTTCAGCCGGGCTTCCCAAAATCCCGCTATACCCATGCAAGGCTTGCAGAATCTGATTTGAGATTGTAAATCCATCTTCAATCTGCTGAGTGAAAATAGAAATCTGGAAAACAGGACGGTCGATGCCTTTGTTGTTTTGCTGCGGTCCCGTATATACAGGCTGATGCACATTACGCAGCATCCAAGTAATGAACTTGGGCTGTGTCGCAAAGTTGCGGTTAAAAGCCGCATACACAGGCACAGGCGTGACAATGTTAGCCAGTTGGTACTGGATGGCTTTGCCGTAAACAACAGGGTTGAGTTGAGTTGCCATTACACCGCCGTAACTGGATCAGAGCGATAACACATGAAAGTAACATTCATCCTGTCATCAGACTCACGCACATTATCAATACGCCAATCTTTGCCGCGCCACGTAATCGAATAGAGGTTTTGGTTATCCACTATCGTCTTCATGTTTGGCGTGTAGTTCAGCGTGAAGTTGGTCATGTCTTGATACAGACGATACTTGTCAGCGATTTTCAGGCTGTTTGCAACATCATGAACTCTTGCCCGAGTCGAGAACCACAATGCCTGAACTGTCGCAGACTCACCAAAATCTGACTTGGTGAAAGTCAGGTTGTTGACGTTGATGTTTTCAAAACGAGCAATTGACATTTACATCACCAATGGCTTGTAGCTTCTCAGCAGCGTTGTTACCCCAAATGGGATGTCCTTCAGCTTTGTCTCTGTCGCGTTGGCGCGGTTGTTATACAAGTGCGTCATCAGCAGCAATCCCGCTTGTTTGATGACCTTGTACGATGCCAGTGGGTTTGCC